GATAGATCTTGACTCGGTCTCCGGCGGAGAACGGGATCCCGTAGGGGATGACGGCGAGGAACCCGGAGGTCCCCTGGTCGAGCAGTTCCCGGAACGGCGACGTGTCGTTCTCGCGGTCGTACATGACGAGGGAAGGTTCTCGGGTTATTGCCCCGGCGAACGATCGGATCTGGGACGACGTCGCGACCTGTCGGGTGATCCGATTGTGGTTCGCTTCGAGCCCGACGACAGCGCGAACGTCCGGGGTTAGATCGACGGCGGCAGCGAGTTCGGCGAACGTCGGATTGTTCGGGTCGACGATCGTCGTTGCCCACAGATATTTGGTGACCCCGATCTGGGAGAACCGGTTCCCGGATCCGGCGAGGGATCCGAGCCCGGTCGGGGTGAACGTCGACGTCTCCCAGGTTCCGCCGACTCCGCCGGTAACCGTTCGGGCGGCGAGAACATGCTCGACCGGGAGAAGGGTCGGCGTGTCCCAATACCAGTCGGTGACCCCGATAGCGGTGAAGAGATGCTCGGAGCGTTCCCGTTCGAGGCTCGAGGTCGAACCGAGAGTCCAGAACCCGCCGAGTGCGTCCCCGATCGGCGACCCGGAATCGGAGTCGGCGTCGCGGGTGAAGTCGAGGTCGGCGATGACCTCCCCGGATGCTGCGGTCCATTTGACCCGGCGGGTTGTTCCGTCCCAGTTCGAGGACGAAGGGTCGGAGCCGTGAACGGTCAGCGACGCGGCGGCGAGATCCCCTGCGGTCAGATTGCCGAGACCACCGACCAGCGAGGAGGCGACCGTGTCGACGAGGGTCCACGTTTCGCCGTCGTCGAGCGATCGGTAGAACCGGATCTCCTGCCCGGTGCGTCCGAGGTCGAGGTCGAGTTTCCATCCGACGTTGATGTCCAGGTCGGTTTCTGTGATCGTTCCGAGATGGGAATCGTCGCCGTCGTCGGCATCGTCGCGCAGGTAGACGGCCATGCGTTCGTTGCCCTGCATGTAGAACCGGAAGATCGACTTGTTTTCCCCGGCGAGCTTCGTCGAGAAGATGTACCGGGCTGCCGATCCTGCGGTTGCTTGCCCGTGCCATTCGACGATGAACTTGGCGTCGGTCCCCTGGATCCGATCGAACGAGGACAGGTCGACGGTTGTGTGGACCATTCCGTCCGACCCGGAATCGGTCAGGCGGGTGGGGTCGTCGGCGAAGTCGGCGCCGTCGTAGGCCGCCCCGTCGGATCGTTCGAGCCGGACCTGGACGAAGTCCGCGGCCGACCCGGTCCCCTGGGCTCGGAGAGGGTTCGGGGTGCCGGTCGAGGAGTCGGCCGGTGAGTCGATCGTGATGGCCATTATCGGGGGAGCCCCTTCGAGAGACGTTCTTCGAGCAGTTTGATGATCCGGGGTTCACCGTCGGCGATCCCCGGGGCGACGTGCGGGTACATCGTCCCCGGCGCCCATCGGGGATGACCGAACTCCAAGGCTCGACCCTGCGGGAAGTTCGTCGACACGGTCACCTCGATAAATGATCCGCCCGACCCCGAGAGAGCCGTGTTCCATGAACCGCGGTAGTCGCCGGTCGGGGCGTTCGGTCCCGGACGACCGGAGGCTTTCCCCTTGATCAGGGTTTCGAGGAGCAGCCCGGCGGCCATCATGTCGGTCTTGAGTTGTTTCAGTTCCCCGAGCTCGATCAATCCCTTCTTCGTTTCCTCGATCCCGGTCGTCTCGAATGTCATCCGATCTGCTCCGGGGCGCGGTCGGACTTCCGGAGTCCGAGCAGTCGAGTGATGTTCGTCGACGACTCCCGAATATCGACGACCTCGAACATTCGTCCTTCGAGAGAAGAGTCGAGAGCGGACCCGGTCATTTCGACGACGTCGCCGAGAAGGATCCCGACCGTGTCGCCGGGGACCCGTAGCTTCGCCGCGTCCTTCTGGAGAGGCTGACCGTCGATGAGAGGGATCGGTCCGGTATCGCGTGGCTCGGTCAACATGCAGTTCCCGGTGTAGCGGACCGGTCCCGGAAGATTAACGACCACGCCGGTCGCCGGGTTGTAGGTCTCGACCGCCGGACCCCGGATCTCGCAGCTATCGGTCAGCCTTCGGGCTGCTCTCCCCTGTGCTCTCTTCTGGGCTGCGACGGGCGATCTCATGGACCCGAGCGTGGAGCGTCGACCGGATATGAGCGAGGGTGCGCTCTGCTAATTGCATATCTTCTCCGGCGGCGGTCCACGTCGCCGCTTCGTTCCAGATGTGGGAGGTGTCGACCGTGTCGCAGATCTCCTCGATCAGTTCGCGTGTGAGTCTCGGTGCGGTCTCTTCGTCGGCGAACACGAACCGGGAAGAAGGGAACCCGCCCCGGAGATCGGTGTAGATCCCGACGAGAGTTCTCGAATACTCGTCGTCGTCTCCGGCGAGTGGATCGGTTTCGGTGGTCGTCATGACCTTCTGCTTACTCGGCGGGGTCTCCCGGGTCGACCCGTAGCCCCTCTCGCTTCCCGTCTCGCGGCTTTCGCCCGGCGGGCGGACCGTTCTACCGACCTGGTCGCTAGATCAGCCTCGAACGCTGCAGAGGAGGCTCTCTGAGCTTCTGTGGTCGAGAGTAGGAACGGTTTCGTCGCCGGGTCCGAGATATCAGGGCGAGCACCCCATCCACGCCTGCAACGAGGATGACCGGTCGGGTTCTCGGCGGCTTCTTGAGCGGTGAAGACGTTTCCGTTCACAAGCGGCCCGTCTTTATGCGAAAAAAGATGGCAATCCGCGCCATCGAAACCCTCGAAGAACTCGACGCCATGAAGGGTGGCCTGGTTGATCGTTCCTGAGTTGAAGGCAATCGCTGTATTTCCGGTGTAGTAGTCTGAACAAACGAAGTAACCATCGACTGTTTCGAGGTTGTAGACATGGCCGCACCATTGCCCCAATCGACTATCGACCACGCGATCGAGCTTTACGCCTCGGGCATGTCCAGCGTCGCCGTCGGTCGGACTGTAGGTATCGACAGTTCCACCATTCTTGCTCACGCTAGGAAGCGCGGGGTCTCCCGAAATATGTCTCAAGCCGCCTCTAACCGGTTCGATAATCTCGGGCACCCTCGCACCATCCACGATCTTCCAACCGCCGACATCATCGACGCTTACCAGCACGGAATCGGAGCGGTCAAAATCGGTTCCATGTACGGCGTAACCGTCAGGCCAATCAACCGCATCCTCGACGAATCCGGAGTCAGGCGGCGCAGCGTTAAAGAACGGAACACTCTCATCCATACCGAAGCGTTCCGCGAGAAGGTAGCGAAAGGCGCTGAGTCGGATCTCGGCCGCGTCGGATTCGGTGAACCCGAGGTACTTGCGGAACTTTCCAAGAGGGGCGAAATCGCCTACCCGCAGAAAGCCGTTGGTCGTTACAACCTCGACATCGCCTGCCGCGGCTCCGTCGCCGTGGAAATCCACCTCAATAGTGGGAAACCGTTCAACATGCCCAGAATCGTGCAACGCATCGAATATCTGTCCGATCGAGGCTGGCACACAATCCATGTCCATATCAGTAGACGTACTCGATCTCTTTCCGTCGATCACGTCTGCAACCAAATAGTCGCCCTCTGTAATCTCGCCCAATCCAACCCAACCACGGTTCGTCAACATTGGGTGATTCGGGGTACCGGAGAACTCGTTACCCGATGCCATCTTCACGGTCACCCAGCCGCCCTCATACCAATGGCGGAAGGCCCGACGAATACGAGCGCCGTTGACAGGAGCATCGTACGGTAGACACTTCGTTCTCATGAGCATGTCGCCGTACTCGGTAAGCGAATGGACGGATCCGTTCTTGTACCGGATCCCGATTCGGGCGATGTCCTCGAAGACCGGATCCGCCGCGGCTTGGGCTCGGGCGGCGACCCGGATCCCTCTCGACCCGACCTTCGACGGGACCCCTTCGATGATCTGCTCGGCGATCTTCCGTTCGGTGACCTCGCCGATCCATCGCTTCGTATCGTCGGCGACGAACTGGGTCGCCCGAAGGATGTCGTCGTAGGTGTCCTTCGCGATGATCTGGACCGCGGCCTGGTGGGTTTGTGCCCAGCCGGTCGTCGAGAGCCCGACCGCTTCGAGGGCGGCGGTCGTGCCCTGGACTCCGAGGTTGTAGATCGGAGGGAGTTCCCCGTTGAGCCATGCCACGGTGTCCTCCCGGAGACCCTGGAGGTTCGCTTCGATGTTCGAGAGGAGATCCCGGAGCCGCGCCGACTTCGACGTGAGCTTCGCCTGCTCGGCGTAGGGCAGGTTGAGGATCTTGTTCTGTTCGAGGAGGAGCTTCTCCTGGACGTCCTCGAAGAGCGAGACCGCTCGGGCGACCGCCCGGTCCGCCTCGGGCGGCTGCGGCATTAGAGTCGCTCTCGGTCGTCCCTACCGAACGACGTGACGCCCATCGTCGGGAGAGTCGCCGCTGACCCGGCGCCGAGCCCGGTCAAAGATTCGAGTTCCCGGATCCGTCCGTTGATCGCGGAGACGTTCGCCCGATAGTCCTCCGACCAATCGCCGCTCGCTGTGTAGGAAAGAGGGTCGGCGATGATCTCGTTCCGGCGCCGCTTCCAGAGTTCGAGGGCGGCGCGAAGAGCATTCTGATCCCAACGGACGAGAGCCGCGGCGATCTCCGCGTCGGACGTATCGGGCGGACCCTCGATCTCGACTTCCTGGGCGGCGGTCAGAGCCATCGAATCAGCCGATCACGTCGGCGACGGCGGCGGCGACCGCTTTCCGAGGGTTACCGGACTTCGAGTTCTCAATCTCCCATTCGAGGACTTCGTTCGCGAACTCCTCGGAGTCTTCGTCGGCGACCATCGCGGCGACCTTCGAGGCGGGGAGACCCTTGAGTCGTTCGGCTGTGGTCGGGGCGTTCGCTTCGGCGGCGGCGTCCGCATTCTTCCGGGCGTTATCGACCGCGGCCTGTCGTCGAGGATCCGAATGTTTCGGGGCGACCTCGCCCCAGGCGAGAGGGTTCGAGATCCTGTCGGCGATCTCGGGCGGAGGGACCGTCCCCTTCTTGTAGGACTTCCCGTCGACGATCACGTTCCGTGCGAGTGTCTTTGCCATTTCGTTTCTCCTTCTTCGGTGGGTTTGGGGTTGACCGGAAAGGGGGTCGGGGCGGAACCCTCCACCCCGACCCCTTTCCGAGATTCGACTATGCGAGCACAGTCAGTACGGCGGTGGCGTCGATCATGCCATCACCGGGCATTGGGAGAACGATCGCTGAAGCCTTCGTCCACTTCGCTACCGGATCCCAGGTCGACATTGCCGAAGCGACAATGCCCTCCTGAGCGGCGGCAAGTCCGGCGATCTCCAGGGAGTCAGCGGTGACTCCGTAGAGGGTCGGACCGACCGGGGTCGGCGGTAGGAAGATGACCTCGTTGTCCGGGATCACGTCGGTCAACGTCACGGTTCCTGCCGCGTTAGCGACGTTCACCTTTCGGTTGAAGATACGGATCGGTGGTATCCCGAGATCGGCGAAGATCGCGTCGACCTGGGACCGGAGCAACCGGGAGATCTGTCCAGCCTGGGTCGCTCCGATTGTGTAATCGCGGAGCACGTCGGACTGGAGCAGATACCGGTAGATCCGCGAGGACATCATGATGCTTCCGGGGCGGAAGTTATTGAGATCTTCGTAGATCTCCAGATGGGTCATCAGGTCGTCCGCCGGGGTGGCGGTAGCGATGACATCCCACAAGGTGCCCGCGGTTACTTCGAGGGAAGCATCACGGTTGAACGCGATCACGGCCTGATCAATGCCGTTCTCGTCCATCGTGATCTGACCCTCGGAGAGAGTCTGTCCTCGGGCGAGTTCGACCCGGTCGAGGATCTGGTTCACGAGTGCGCCGGTCGGGTTCAGGATCGCGTCCTGAAGCTTCGCGTCGTTCGTGATTCCTCGGAGGCGGAGCCGGTCGTATTCCGAGAGCCGATCCTTGATCGAGATCGGAGGCAGTTCGCCCTCGACCTTCGACCCGGACACGTCACCCGAAGAGATCGGAGACGCGGCGTTGTAGGTTCGATACTCGGCGACCGGTCGACGCACGATCGACGTGTTCCGGATCTCATATTCGAGATCGTCCGTGGTACGGACGGGGAACACATCTCCGAGCGTGTCCTGGAGGTCGTAGGCGTCGACTTCTGCCCGAGCGAACTCGGTCAGAGCGACGGCGGTGGTGACTTCTTCCCAGAGTTCTGGGTTGACTTCGGCCATGATCAGAACCTCCGGTATTCGACGCCTTGGGCGAGGGCGTTAGCCTTCGCGGCGGCTGTAGGTGCGACTTCAAGTTTCTGTTCGTAGAGATCGCAATATCCTGCGACGATCGAGACGTGAAGAACGCCGGTTGTGAGATAGTCGCCGTCGGCATCAGATGGCCAGAGATGAGCGTCGGTCAGGATCCCGGCGAACTCATCGGCGACGTTTCCATCGTCCTTGAGCAGACCGGCGTCCTCGGTCGCCCACGAGACATGGAGCCCCGGTGGGAGGTAACCGTTCGGAGCCACAGTGGCCCGAACGAACTGGGCGAGGTCGACGGTCGCAGTGAACGTGGCTTCCAAACCGCGGCTCGATGCGAACACCTCCTTCGCCGCCGACCCGTAGGTCGAACTGGTGGTCGAGATTCTCATGATGTTTCTTTCTCCCGTTAGGGGACTGGGGGTTAGAGCTTTCGGGCTTTCCACGCCTCATGCATCGAGCGCCCCTTGTCGAACTCGTCCGAGTCGGACAGCCCGGTTCCCGCTGGGGGAGCCGGACGACCGTTCGACGGGATCGCTCCCGGCGCCGGAGGCACCGCTTGCGTCCCGAACAAACTCGGGGAATCCTTCTTGAACGCTTCGACCGCCGAGGCGATCTCTTCATCGGTAGCGGTCGGAGAGAGATCGAGAGTCGGAGCCATCCTCGATACCAGATCCAGTTGAAGCCCGGCAGATTGAAGCGCAGAAGCGGACCGCTGCCGAAGCAACATCCCGGCGGCTTTCTCGTCGGCTGCCGCTGCGGCGGCGAGCCTCTGATCGGCCTCTGCGTTCTTCCGTTCGATCTCCGACATCGAAGCCAGTTCGGCGGCTTTCTGGGTGGCGATAATCTTCGCCGCTTCCTCCAGGTTCTCGACCCCGAGGGCGGCCAACGCATAGGCGGTGGCTTTCTTCGAGGCTTCGGACCTGGTCTGTCCCATGAGCCGGTTGACTTCGTCCTGCTCCAGTACCTTCGGCGGGTCCGAGACCGGAGCCGGAGGCTCTGGAGGCGGAGTCGCTTCGGGCGGTGAAGCCGGTGGTTCGGGTGGAGGTGTGGTTGACATCTTCGGTTCTCCGTTCGCTTGCGCCCCGGTTGCTGTCGGGTCCAGTCTCTCCGGATTCACTCGCCGGATTCGATAGGAAGACCATGACTCGCCAACAAGTGATACGAACGGGTGCGTTAAGCGTTCGGGTCGAGGACCGGCGCTCCGATCGCGGTGGCAGGAGACCCGAGAGTCAGGTCGGGAAGTTTCGCTCCGAGACGGCGGGCGGCTTCGACCTCGTCGCGCATCGCCTCGGCGATCTCCTTCGCCCCGGCGGTGTCTTCCCGTTGACGGCGGATGACCTCTTCGCCGATGTCGTCGATCGGGGCTCCGGCGTCCTTGAGGATCCGGGCGGTCGTTTCTCTCGACGCCGCACCGGAGGAGGCGAGGGTCGAAGCGGTCTCGGCGGCGGACGCAATATCGTCGGGCGTGTACGACCCGAACTCGACGTCGAACTTCGGGACCGGTCCGAGTTCCCGGAAGAGTTCCGGGTTAGCGGCGATCGCGACTCGGGCGGCCATCTTCGGGATCAGCCGGTAGGTCGGACGGCGGGCGAGACGACCGTCGTCGACCGCCTGATCGAACGGAGCCCAGGAGAGCCGGAGGAAGACTCCGGAGGCGTTCGTCGTGAAGTCACCGAAGCGACCCGAGATCGTGTCCGGGGTTTGACCGTTCACGGCGAGCCGGTCGAGCATGGCGTCGAGGGCTTTGAGGATGACCTCGACCGCCGGGGAAGCGTCGAGGAACCCGGCGGCTCCATCTCCGAGGTCCCAGACGTTCCCGGCGGCGACGTTCAGGACGACCTTCTGCCCGGTTTCCGGGTCGATCGGAAGGGTCGCCCCGGCGACCCAGGCGAGAGGAGTCCCGGCGATCGAGAGGGCTCGGGTCAGGTCGGTGTCGGCGGCGGCGATGTCGTCGAGGATCTGAACGATCGGGATGAGGGCGGACGTTCCGAACCCGTCTTCGAGGACGACGTCGTTCGTGTCGTGGATGACCGGGAGGAAGTCGATCGCTAGATCCATGTCGAGCATCGGGGTTCCGTCCTGGGACTCCGTCGGCACTCCGAACGTCGGAGACCATCCGAGAGCATCTCCGGTCCCTTCGAGCCCGGCGGCTTTCCGCCGTTCGGCGACGACTTCGAGATCGAACGTCAGGTCCGACATGAGACAGCGGCGGAACGAGTCGACGTCTGGGGCGTACGCATATTTGCGGGCGAGAGGAGTTCCGCCGCCGGAGAGTTCGGTATCGACGAGGGAGAACGTGATCCGTCGGACGAACGTCTTCCCGGTTTCGTCTTCCTCGTCCCAGACGAAGTGGACGACCGTCGGGAACCCGCCGGGGTCGAGAGGTGCGTTCGGGTCCGGGGCGTAGAACGCCGGGTCATATGCCGTGATGACCGGACGGTTCGAGACCGTCGAGTGGAGGATCGTGCAGACCGCGTCTCCGAGGGGAAGCGTGTGTTTGTGTTCCTGCCCGGACTTGACCGCTTCGACGTTCTCCTTATCGAGCCAGTCATGGATCCACCGGTTCCAGGACCGGAGCATTGGGGCGGAGGACCGGAGGGTTCTTCGGTTCTCGATCTCCGTCTTCTTGTCGGTTTCCCACGCCGCATACTCGACGGCGAACAAGAGCTTCTCTAACTCGGTCGCTTCGTCGCCCGGGTCTTCCGGTGAGTCGTCGAGAGACGGCGGCGGTCCCTCGGCGGCCTGAAGCTCCGGGAGGAACCAGCGGAGCCGGTCCCCGAGGATCCCGGCTTTCCGTCGGGAGATAATCATCCCGGCGTCGTTGTACTCGCGGTGATACTTCCGGGCTTCCGGATCCCCGAGGGTTAGGACCCGACGCGCGTTGTTATTGGCGTAGAGGAACAGGATCTTGTAGGCGTTCCGTCGGCGGACGAGAGACTCCGGGACCCAGGACTCCTCGGACCACGACTCGGGAAGCGGAGTCTCGCCCGAATCGGCGAGCCCCGCCTTGTGAGAGATCCCCGAGTAGAGGTCGAGTTGGTTCGGCGAGTACGCCCCAGAGGATGCCATGTGAGCCAGGATGGACGTCGAAACATCAGTCGTTGGGGGTGCGCCGAGCTAAGATCGAATGAAGCCCCCGCGAGCGATCAGACTCCGGGGGCGTGACCGAACACTTAGGAGTTCGATATGGCTAAGGCTACCTGCTCGCTGTGCGACCGTAAGACACACGCCCGAGGATGGTGCGAGAAGCATTATCGGCGATGGCGGAAGAATGGTGATCCGCTTCGGCTTCAACGAGCCGCTAATGGAACCCGTCTCCTATGGATCCTAGATCTCGTGTCAGATCCTCCCGACACCGATGACTGCATCGTCTGGCCCTTCCCGGCGACGAGTTACATGTGCGTCGAGTACGAAGGTCGCCAGATCTACGCTCATCGTTTCGTCTGCCAGTCCGTACATGGGGATCCCCCGAGCAAGAACCATCGGATCGTGGCCCACGCCCCGATGGTGTGTCACAACCCGATCTGTCTCAACCCAAGACACCTGCGATGGGCGACCTATCAAGAGAACGTGGTCGACGCTCAGATCGACGGGACACGAACACGAAAGGCAGGGCGCACCCGCCCCTCCGACGGGTGCGCCCTGGAGCCCCTACTGCCGGGTCAATCTGTGTAGAGCTTCCCGATGATCAACGCTCCGCCGAGGACGATCGAGAGGATCCCGAACGCGGCGAACGTTCCCGAGTTCCGACCGGTGCACGCTAGGCCGTCCTCTGGGCAGTCCTCGACCGGCGGGGTCGTAGTCGTCGCCGGAGGTTCCGTCGTCGTCGTAGTCGGCTCTACGGTCGTCGTCGTGGTCTCTGGGGGGACCTCGGTCGTTGTCGTCGTCTCGGGGATCGTCGTCGAGGTCGTCGTCGTCGAGTCGGGGAAGTGGGCGCAGGGGATATCTCCGAACGGAACCCAACCGGCGTCGAGCGCATCGGCGATCGGACAGGGCGGTTCGCACAGGCTCGTGAAGTCGGCGGACGTTCCGCCGGTCTCCCCGAGCGTCACCCCGACCGTGATCAGTCCGGAAGGACCGGCGACGATCTCGACGAACCCGTCGCCCGATCCCGGGACGTCCTCGAACCCGGGAAGCTCGACCCGATTGAGGATCCCGTCGGACTCCGAGTCCGAGCGAGCGAAGAGAACGTTGCCTGGATGCTCCGAGACGTTGTTCGTCAGAGAGACCCGACACGTCGTCCCCGGGGCGACGTCGATCCCTCCGAGGGTCACGTCGTCTCCGACTTCCCCGGTAATGAGATCCTGGGCTCCTCCCGGATCGGCGAACACGGTCATCGCTATCAGGAGGAGAACGACTCCTCCGAGGGCTCTTAATATCGCTTTCATGGTTTCCTTCGGTGGTTGGTTTAGAAGACAGAGAGCGCCGTGTCCGGAGCTTTCTCACTCACATTGAGGAGCGGCTTGTAGAGAGACACGTAGGCGGTGATCTGGGTGATCATCGCGACACCGAACGTCGAGATGAGTCCCTCGATCGTGAAGCCTCCGTCGCCGATCGCTTCGTTCACGACGGCGAGAGCGACAGCGGCGAGAGCGGCGAACGCTGCCCGCCGGGAGTTAGCGGATGTGGACTTGACTGCGAGGGCGGTGAGTCCCGGGATGAGAGCGGCGATGACCGCTACCCATACGCTCGGGATCATGATGACATTGGACATGGGGTGACCTCCTGTGGTCTGGTCGAACGCTAGGCGTCAGGGACTGTCCCGTCGAGGTGCGTCTCATCCGTGGGTCATGATCTCGGCTTCGGTTGCCCCGGACGCTACGACGAGACGTTGGAGCATCCCGCCGATCGGGTTCGGCCACCGCCGCCGCCAGTCGAGGGTCGGGGTCGGAGGGAACACGACATGGAACTCGACGAGGTCCGGACCAAGGTTCGTTCCGGCGACGAACCGTTCGAGGTTGCCCTGTGACGCACAGAAGAAGTCGAGCCCGAAGTCCTCATATCCGTAGTCCCGGGCGGCGTCACGGTCGGGTGTGATCCAGATGCGGATCTTTCGCCCAGGGATAATCTGCCGCTGGTTCATCCGCTGGTCGTCGATCTCATGGCGTCGGGAGAGTGGAACGAGACCTCGTCCCCGTAGTCGTCGGCGTCGACGTGTTCGATCTGCATCCAGAATCTTGGGTCCTCCGCCGACCGGAACTTGCGGATCCCTTCCGGGTTGGTCCCCGACCAGGCGACGTATCGCATCGGGTCGAGATGGAACCTGAGGATCTCGGCGAGCGGTGTTCCCTCGGGCCAGGATCGTTCGAGGCAGATCTCCTCGTCGGTGTAACCCCATCGGTGGACGATCATGATGGCGGTGGTCCGTTCGGAATCCATTCGCGGGATCCGATCCGTTTCCGTTCGGCGTAGAGAGCCTGTTCGATATCGGACGGGTCGATCCATTCGAGCCGGGGAATCTCCTCGACCTGGATATCGTCGTCGACTCGGTAGTCGGTAACCCAGCACCGATACCTGACCGGGTCGAACGTCTTGTAGATCACGAGAGCGTTACGCCCGGCGACCGGTCTCCCTGTGATGACGTCGTACTCGTCGACGAACCGAACCCAGTTGTCTCCGTCCGATCGGAGTCGGGCTCGGAGTTCGGCTTCGAGGAGTTCGACCCGTTCGTCGAGGTCGAGGTTCGGGGAGAGGACCCGTTCCAACCGGTCGAGCTTCTCGAAGATATTCAAGAGTTGGAAGAACCCGTACAAGACGAGGCAGAGCGCGACCATGACGACGAGCGAGAGGTAGATCCCGTCTGCTTTGTTCATGAGTCGAGGTCCTTCCGGCGAGGGTCGGGGTCGACGATGACGAGGTCGTCGAGCTTGACCGTTCGTTCTCGTCCGTTCTCGAAACGGACTCTGGCTCGGAGCCCCTTCACTCCGAGGAGGGTGACGACCTGACCGGCGAAGAGGACCGGGGTCCTCATCTTGGCGAGAGTGTGGAGCCGGTTCGTTGCTCGGGTCTGGGTCATGGTTGCTTACCCCTCGACTCAACCCACACACAATCATCCGCGTGCTCGATGAGGCCGTCGCACTGAACGCACTTGGACCTATCGGATGTCATCGGCAGACGACGCCACGGATTACTCTTAGCGAGTGCGTCTCGGTAACGGTCACGCTCAACCATCAACTGTTGAACAGAACAAGGAACACACCAGAACTTGTCATGTGCGCTTCGACATGATTCGCCAGACTCACGTTCGGATTCGCAACCCGTGTCAACGAGCCATTCGATGATCGGTAATACGTCTATGTCACTCATGGTTGCTCCACCCCTCGGTCGTGGGTCGCTCATCAACACCGCAGCGATCGCTTCGGTGATCTCTTTCTCTGGCATCACAAGGTCGGGCATTCGCTTCATGAACACGACCGACACACTCCCTGCGATCTGGT